TGATATCGAAGGAAAAGTAAATAACGAATCAGATTTAATTAGACGATATAGAGAAATCGCTATGCACCCAGAGTGTGATCAAGCGGTTGAAGATATCGTTAATGAGTCTATCGTTGTTGATGACAGTCAAGAAGTCGTAAGACTTAACTTGAATAAGGTTCCTTTTAGTAGTTCAATAAAGAAAAGAATAACAGACGAGTTTAAGAACATCATTAGTTTAATGGAGTTCGAACAAAAAGGTCACGATATATTTCGTAGATGGTATGTTGATGGTAGAATAGTATATCATAAATTAATAGACCCAAAAAATATTAAAAATGGTATTACTGAATTACGATATATCGACCCAAGAAAAATTAAAAAAGTAAGAGCACCTAAACAAAAACAAGGTTCTGAATTTGCACCCAAAGAAGTACAAGGCGGTATACAAAAACCTGGCGCAGTAGAGTTTGAAGAATTTTTTATCTACAACGAAAAAGGTGTGCAACCCGGTGCAAGTGCGACAACAGGATTAAAGATAGCAAAAGACTCTATCGCATATTGTCCTAGTGGTCTTGTAGATCAACAAAAGAATTTAATATTGTCTTATTTACATAAGGCAATCAAACCAGTTAATCAGTTGCGTATGATTGAGGATAGTGTTGTTATCTATCGTATATCAAGAGCACCTGAAAGAAGAATTTTTTACATTGATGTAGGTAACTTACCTAAAATAAAAGCAGAGCAATACCTCAAAGATGTAATGAACAGATATAGAAACAAACTTGTGTATGACGCCTCTACTGGTGAAATTAGAGACGATAGAAAATATATGAGTATGTTAGAAGATTTTTGGTTACCAAGACGAGAAGGTGGTCGAGGTACTGAAATAACTACACTACCTGGCGGTTCAAATCTAGGTGAGATAGATGATATAAAATACTTTCAAAAGAAACTGTATCAATCTCTAAACGTACCTTACTCTAGATTAGATAGTGAGGCTGCAGGTGGATTACAGTTAGGTAGATCAACTGAAATAAATCGTGACGAATTAAAGTTCACAAAATTTGTTTCTAGATTAAGAAATAGATTTAACACTTTGTTTCATGATTTACTCAAAACACAACTGATTCTCAAAGGTATTGTGACTATCGAGGATTGGGATAACAATCTATCTCAAACAATTAAGTATGATTATGTTAATGACGGATATTTTGCAGAGATAAAAGAAACAGAAATGTTTAAAGAACGTATGGATGTTTTCAGAAGCGTAAAAGAGTCTGGTATGTTAGGTGAGATATATTCAAAAGATTATGTTATGAAACAAATACTTAAAATGACTGACGCAGAGGTAGAAGAACAAAAAGAAAAAATCAAAGATGAAATATCATCAGGTATATTACCTGATCCTAGTGAAAAACAAGATGACGGAGGATTTTAATGAGTATTGAAAATACAAAAAATATGATAAACGCTTTAGAAAAAGGCGATACTGTTGAAGCAGAAAAAGAATTTAAGGCTGCGCTATCTGATAAAGTTGGTGCAGAATTAGACGCTAAGAGAAAAGATTTAGCGGGAACATTCATAACAAAGGAACCAGAAAGTAGCAATGCTGACGTTAAACCAACTGAGATTGACGATTAGAGAAAAAGACGAACATAAACGTTCTTTGACTTATAAGAAACTGGCGCCTAGAGTTAAGAAGGCAGTAGATGATGTTTTTGCTATGATGGCAAAGACACCACAAAAAGTTTTAACTACGTTTCCTAAAGTTATAAAAGACGTAGCTAAAAAACATAGAATACAACCAAAAGATATAGAAACCTATTTCGAAAAAGAAACAGGTCTAACCATATAAAGGAGAGTAAAAATGGCTATAGTAAACGCAAGGAATCTGGTTGACAGTCAAACACGAACAGTAAGAATGTTTGAAATCAACAACGACACCAATTCAAACGTTGTGTGTGTTGACGCAAGTTCATTAAAAGGTCACGATAGTAACCCAACACTACACATAAGAAGTATTAAATGGAATACAACCGCAGCAACAAGTGATATACAGTTATTATTTGACGCAAGTTCAAATGATCATGCAATATCATTACACGGTAGTGGTGAGTATGGATATCATGGTAAACAACCACTTATTACAAACCCAGAAAGTTCTGGTGTGACTGGTGATATACTCATCAACAATTCAAGTGCGGCAACTGGAACAATCATAATCGAAGTAACTAAATCAAAAGGTTATGACAACTCAGGACAAACAAGATAATGGCTGATACCGTAACATCACAAACAATAGCAGACGTTACCGGTTCTAAAACCGTTATTAAGTTTACAAACAAAAGTGACGGCACAGGAGAAAGTCTTGTGACAAAGGTAGACGCAAGCGCATTAAATCATGCGTCAGATTCTACTAAAATTGCAAGAGTAATTTATAGTATCAATACAACGGATCCGAAAGGGTCCGTTGAAATCTTATTTGACGGAACAACTAATGCGACTGCTCTGTTTTTAGCAGGTCAAGGTACAATTGATTTACAAACACCTGCCATACAGATTGCTAATAACGCAACGTCACCTACTGGTGATATCTTGTTTTCTACGCACAATTTCGTATCTGGTGATAGTTATACTATCATTTTAGAGGTAAGATAAGATAAATAGTAAAAACGCATAGGGGAAAGACAAATGAAATTAATAAGAGAAGAAATCAACGATTGTCAATACATTGTTGAAGACAAGGGTGATGGCAGTAAAAAACACTACATTCGTGGTATTTTTATGCAAGCGAACATCAAAAACAGAAATGGTCGTGTTTACCCTATGGAAGTTCTTGACAAAGAGGTCAGTCGTTACAGAAAAGAATTTATAGACCGTAAGAGAGCATTTGGTGAGTTAGGACATCCTGACGGACCAACTGTAAATTTAGAGAGAGTATCACACTTAATCACTAGATTAGAACCTGATAATAAAGGTAACTACATTGGTGAGGCAAAGATTACTGATACGCCATACGGTAAAATCGTCAAGTCTTTAATAGACGAAGGCGCACAATTAGGAGTTTCTTCTAGAGGCATGGGTTCTCTAGAGAATAAAGGCGGTACAAACTATGTAAAATCAGACTTTTACTTAGCAACTGCTGCTGATATTGTCGCAGATCCATCGGCACCACAAGCATTCGTCAATGGCGTAATGGAAGGTAAAGAATGGGTATGGGACAACGGAATCATCAAAGAGCAAGATGTTTCTGAAATACAAGAACAAATTGAGCGTGAAACTAGACAACGACAAGCAAAAGCTGACGCACATGCGTTTCAAAGTTTTATGCAAAAATTAACGAAATAATAAATAGTTATACGCAAAAATTTGATATCAAATTAGGAGAGAAACTAAAAATGGCTGAAGATATAAAAAACGAACAAGAAATCGTTTCTGAAGCTCCTAAGGGCGCAGACGCTCCAAAAGCAGGTGCTGGTAAAGCAGACCCAATGCAAAAAGGCGGCGACTATGAGGATCTTGGACCAGCAGTTGTAAAACCTGATCAAAAACCAGGACAAGACAAAACTGATGACAAGATGAAAAAAGACTCATCTGCTCCTACCAAAGGTGCCTCACCAGCAGAACCAATGCAAAAATTGAAGGCAAGTAAGCACGATATGAAAGCAGAAGCTGCAGATAACGGTGATGACAAAGAAGACGAAAAAGAAGACGATAAAGACGAAGAAGAAGTTATGGAAATGCCTAAAACTAAATCTGGTATGATCCAAGCAATGTACGACAACATGAACAAAATGAAGAAAGCAGATATTGCTGCTTCTTACAAAAAAATCATGGCTGCAATGCACGGTGATGACGAAGATAAAGAAAAAGAAGAAGGCATGCATGATGACGAAGATAAAAAGAAAGTTAACAAAGAAGCAGTTGAAGCTAGAGTAAAATCTATTGACGTTTCTGATGACGTTAACGCTCTTGTATCTGGTGACGATACTTTGTCGGAAGAGTTCAAAACTAAAGCTGCAACAATCTTTGAAGCGGCTGTTAAATCTAAAGTAAAATCTGAAATCGAAAGATTAGAAGGTGAATACGCAACTGAACTTGACGAAGCAAAAGAAACAGTTAAAGAAGAATTAACTACTAAAGTTGACAATTATCTAAACTACGTTGTAGAACAATGGATGACTGACAACGAACTTGCTATCGAAAAAGGAATCAAAGGCGAAATCGCTGAAGACTTTATTGGTGGATTAAAACAACTATTCGAAGATCATTACATTGATGTTCCAGATGAAAAGTATGACGTTCTAGAAGCGAAAGAAAAAGAACTGGAAGAA